TCTAAAGATCAAGTAATTGATTATTTGTCCGAAGATGTAGAAAAAAGTGTAGATATTATTTGCACTTTTATCTATAATTATGTGGATAGTAAAATACTTCAAGATAAATTGAAGAGGCACTTTCCACCAGTACAGATGGAACTATTTTCCAATTAAATATCCTTTAAAGGAGAAATAAATAAATGGGTGTTTGAGTTGTTTAACTTAAACATTATTAAATTGGAAATAAATACAATCTTAAATTTATTAATTACATATAATCTTACAGCAGATGAACTATTAATGGTTTATCTGACATTTATGGCTCGTGATGAGGAAGGACATCCTGAATACTTCGCCAAGTGATTTAATAATGGTGGAAGTAAACAACTTAGGACAATTTTCGAATCATTGAAGTCAAAAGGTATAATTAAAAAGGATTATAATCCAGAAGTCTTTGATCCAAATGAAATTGATTTTAATAAGAATTTTATGAAATCTTGATTAAAGAATTCTGGAGAATTAGGACAAGAATTGTTTGAAGAATACCCACCCTTTATAAACTCAGGTGGTAAATTACTTCCTTTAAAGAATATTGCAAAGAAATTTAACACATTAGATGAATTCTTCTTTGCTTATTCTTCTGCAATTAAGCATAATCCAGAAACTCATAAAGAGGTAATGGAATTACTTAGATGGGGTAAAGAACACGGAAAAATCAATTATGGGATTTGTGAGTTTATAATTAGTGCTAAATGACTTGAATTAAAGTATTTGAAAGAGCACCCACAAGAAGGAGAGATTGAAACCACGTTTAATGTATATGAAACTTTGTAATGACTATATTAGATCAACTTTGAAGTCAAATAGATAAAGGAAAAAATGGTCAAAATATAGGTAAATCTACTGGAATGTCAAAACTAGATAAAATTATTGGAGGAATTCAACCTCATAGATATTATCTAATTGGTGCTGCAAGTTCTGTAGGTAAAACTTCATATATTTTATATATCATTTATAATCTCCTTAAACAAGAAACAGAAGATGCTCCTGTTTATTTCATTTATTTTTCATTAGAGATTGGTGCTGATATTTTACTTGCAAAGTTGATGGCATTATATTGTGCGGAAGAATTTGGAATTTATTTAACAATAAATGACATTTTATCTTTTGAAACCCCTCTTAATGATAATGCTTATAATTATCTATTACAAGCAAAAGAGTGAGTAAATGGCATTCTTAAATATCTAATAATTCTTGATATTTCTGTAAGTGCAAATTCTGTATATAGCCATACTTTAAAAGTTGCTGAAAAAATTGGAACTTTTAAGCAAGTTGGAACAACGAAAGTGTATGTTCCAAATAATCCAAAACAATTAATGATTGGCGTACTTGATCATTTTGCGTTAGTTAGATGTGAAGAAGGTAGAACATTAAAACAAGAAATTGATCTAATGTCCTCTTATATGGTAACATTGAAAAGAAAACTACCATTATCTTGATTTGCATTAATGCAGCAGAATAGAGAATCTTCTTCAATGGAAAGAAGAAAAGCTGATCTATCAGAACCAGGCTTAAATGATTTAAAAGATAGTGGAAGTCCATCTCAAGACTCGGATATTGTACTTCAACTATTTTTTCCTTTTAGAGAAAAACTTTCTACATATAGAGGATTTAAAGTTCTTGGTGATGATGGAATTGGTCAAGTATTAAGAAGTACAATTATCAGTAAGAATAGATATGGAATAGCAAATCAAGTTATATGTTCTGGATTTTGAGGTAGTGTTGGATGATTTAAAGAGCTACCAGATCCAAAAACAATTACTGATTTTTCTGTATTTAAGAATGAGTATGGAAATATACCTTGTAAAATAGCAAATGAAGATGAAACTTCAGAAGAAGACACTACTGAAGTTAAAAAACCTTTAACTTTTAGTTTTTAATGGCGAATTTAATAGCTATTGTAGGAAACAGTGGGGTTGGTAAGAGCTCCAGCATCAGAAATCTAGATTCTACGCAAACATTTATCATTAATGTTGCGTCAAAGCCACTTCCATTCAAAGGATGGCGTAGTAAATATTCTGTTTGAAATAAAGATAATCCGACAGGAAATTATATAAATACAAGTAATGTTCAGACTATTGGACAGATTCTAAATTACATTAATACCAAAAGACCTGAGATTAAAAATGTCATTATAGAGGATTCACAGTATCTCATGGCTTTTGAGTATATGGATAGAGCACAAGAAAAAGGATTTCAGAAGTTTTCTGATATTGCGCAAAAGTTTTATAATGTACTTAAAGCAGGTATTATGATGAGAGATGATCTCAATGTAATTATGACTTGTCATAGTGAGAATATTGGCACTGCAGACGAACCTCAGTTCAAAATAAAGACGTTGGGAAAAATGCTAGACAATAGTATTACTGTAGAAGGTCTCTTTACATACGTTTTCTTTGCTACTATTCGTAGAGGTGAAGATGATAAACCTGAATATGTATTTCAGACACATTCTGATGGTACTACTACAGCGAAGAGTCCAATGGGATGTTTCGAAGAAGATTATATTCCTAATGATTTGGAATATGTTCTAGAAAAAATAGCTGAATACGATGCTTAAAATTTCATTTAATTTTGACGAAACTACACAAAAAGTAACTAATTTAAAAGTTGAGTCTACTAATTCTACAAATACGGCCAGCACAAAACCTTTTGATTTGGAGGTTGAAGAAAATAAGATTTGTCTTACCTCAAACGCTATTAATAAATTAGGTGCTGTAGCCGGAGATAGACTCTCAATTAATTATTGAACTGTTGATAATGAGACTACCTATCCAATTATTAGTAAATCAGATGTATTTACTGATGGAGCAGATGGTCAAAAGCTTACTAAGAAAGGTACGTTTTCATTTAAAGGACAACAGAGAACGAGTTTGCTTAAATTTGGTACACTTTTTGAATTTACTGAGTTTCAAGATAAGAATGGAGAAGTTAAAGATAATGTATTTGTGCTAACTCCTGTAAAAGATGAACGACTTGTAGATAGTGATTCTAATTTTAACACCGAAAAACAAATTGTTGCAGAATTAGATTCTGAACGAGTTGAAGACGAAATTGATGCAATTCTTAAAGAAGAGAATTATAACGATGCTCTTCCTTTTTAATTTTTAATGATTTTTAATTTTATTTAATATGAGTATGTTTAATTTAAGCGCTACCACTGGCGTTAAAGAAAGTGGAAAATTCCTTCAGCCTGGTATTCATAAGGCCAAGTTTGTTTCTGTAGAACTTAGCAATCTTAATTCTCAGAAAACTGGACAGGATTATAAAACAATGAAACTCACTCTTGACATAGATGGTTATGGTGAGTTCACACATAATTTCTTTGAACCTACTTCTGAAGAGAGAACTGCTAATACTTTTGGTGAAAATCCATCTCAGGTAGAACATTTCTTGGTTGCTGTTCGTCAAATCGTTGATGCTCTTGATCCTAAGATCGGAGAAGCAATTGATAATGATACAATTGAAGTGAATGGTAAACATGTTAAGAAGGATAATCTATCTTTTGATCAACTTGTAAAGTTGATTTCTATTCTTACTAAGCCTTGTGCTGGAAAAGAAGTTGAAATTAAACTTGTTCCTCAGTCTAATGGATTTGCAGCAATTCCTGGTTTTCCTGCTAAGATCACACGTAATGGTGATGTTGGTATTGCAACTCGTTTTATTGGTCACGATCTTGTAATGAATCAGTCTGAACAGAAAAAGATTGATGCTACAAAGAATGCTCAACCTACCAACATGGCTCAAACATCTAATGGTAGTGTTGATGGTCTTGCTGACGCTCTTGGTATTGATACAACTGAGAATTCAGATCTGCCATTCTAATAATGCAATATTCTTTAGAACCACTTAATATTACAAAGGAATTAATATTAAGTAAGGTCTCTGAGGAAAATATTTTTGAGCATTATGGAGTCCCTGTAAAAAAGGGACTCTTTTGCTCAATTTTACGAAACGATCGTAATCCAACTGTTGCCTTATATAGAAATAAAAAAGGCAGATTGATGATGAAGGATTTTGGAGATGGTTCTTGTCTAGATTGTTTTGGTTTAGTAGAAGCAAAATTTGGAGTTAGTTATTATATGGCCTTACAAATAATTGCAAATGATTTTGGTTTGATTACAAGACCAAATCTAATTAAAAATAAACCAAAGATACAATATACAGATACTAAAATAGAAACGTCTCAATCAAAAATTCAAGTTGAAATCAGAGACTTTGATGATAAAGATATAAGATGATGAAACCAATATGGAATCAGTAAAGATACTTTAGATAAATTTAAAGTTTATTCTTGTAAAAATGTA